AGTATGTTAGATCTTCTAAATACCTTTCCAAACTTCTGTAAGTTAGCAGAAAAGAAATTATTAATTGTTGCTTGCACGTTTTCTTCTACTGCTTTTGCAGTAGAGCTAGTCAAATCTGGATCAAGATTAAAAAATGTTTGAACTTCTAAGAGCGTAGTTTCAACGTCGGCAAATTCAAGATCAATAGACATAACCGATAAGTTTTCAGATAACTCAGTAATTATTTCGTCTTTAACTGCTTGTTGTACGTCTATGGCTATGTTACTCTTAAATTTTAATCCAGCATAAACTCTGCCGTATACTTGAGGAACATTGTCGTGGCCACCCCAAGCAATGACGTCATCTAAAAAACTACCAAAATTTGTAAGTATCTGAGCTTTATAATCTTCTGCAGTTACTAGCCTTCTTTGAGAACCAAACGCAATAGGAGCATTTTGTCTTATTGACTCTATTGCTTCTTTGTACGCACCACCTGCAGAAGAATTTGCAGTAGTAGCCACTACGCTATAAGCAACTTGATTGACAGTTAATTGTGCGGTAGTTGTAAAGCTTGAAGCTCCATTAGCAACTGTTCCTTTTGTAGAAAGATAATCAATCACTATCTTGTTTCCAGCTACTGGTGCTTTTCCTGTACTTATGCCATCACCAAATATTACTTCATAATAACCATTAGGTACTTCTTTTATTTGATAGTACGTCGTATCATTAGTGATTCTTACTGCTTTACTTATATTAGTGTACGTGGTAAAATTTGTACTTGTTGCTGTATCAAACACTCGTACTCTAATAGTGGAAGTATCGATAGTAACGTCAGGTATTACGTATATTTGAGAATCTGACTTTTCTCCAACAAAAAATGTTTTTGTTTTTTCTGTACCTTCAAACACTGGAATTGCTGTGTCTCCAGAAGCGTCAACCGTAAATTGATACAGACCTGTTCCATCATCAGTACCTGTAAAATTTTCTCTTGTCTGAAAAGTATAACTTACATCATCTACAGTGGAAGTAAACTCTGTGTTTCTAGGTAAAGTAATGGTTGTAGGTCTGTTAGTGTCTGTAACTGTGACTGAAATATTTAACTTTGCTTGTGAAGATGCATAAGATCTTGGAACGTATCCTAATGATTCAGCATGAGCCACAATCGAGCTTCTTAGTTGTGACGTAGTAAGAAAGCTTTCATTTAGTGCGAAGTTTGCTATTAATCCGTTATAATGCGTGTTATACGCTAAAACGTCTAGTATGTTATTTAATCCTGATGCTTCAAAATCATAATCAGCAAACTCATTTTGAGCTTTTAAAAATTCTTTTAAGTTTGCTTTTATAACATCAAAATCTAATTGAGTTGATTTTATTGAAGTTGCCATTTTATCTCAGCCTTGTTAAATTAATTTCTACAAAAGTTTCTTCTTGAGTACTTATCACTTTGAACGTCACCGTAACTTTTACTTCATTACTATCTGGACTTATGATACTATTAACGTTAAGCACTTCTGCTCTAGGTTCATAAGTTTCAATAGCTTTTATAATGTCATCTTCTAAAGTATCATCATCAATATCTGTACTTAATCTAAAGAGCATAGCATTTAAGTCACCGCCAAACCTAGGTAAAAACGGTTTTTCAGAATAATTTGTTAATAATAAATTTCTTACTGCTTGTTTAACTGCTGCAGCATGTTGTTTTTTAAATACATCTCCAGATCCTTTTTTAGCAAAAGATAGATCAATATCAGAATACGCGCGCTCGCGCGCGGTGATAATAGTTTTATTATTTAAATTTCCGTCTTCAACTGAAAAAACTTTTGCTGGCATTTAAATCCCTTTTCTTTATTTATATCAAGTTACGACTATATTTTCTATATTTTCAGTTTCATCTAAAATCTCTAATAACTCTTCAGTAGTTTGTACAACATTATTAAATCGTGTTTCTATCTTGTTATTGTAAGTTACAGTCCACGGAGCTAGTATCTTAGGCATGATTAATATTATACAAGCATGCAAAGAACCGTCAGGATTATAAGTATCGTAATCTAATATCATCTTATCAAAGTTTACGTGATCTTTCCAGTACAAGGCAAGATCAAATGTTTTTTCTATGGCCACTTCGCCGTCTAATCCATATAAACCATAGACCACTGCCTGACCGCTCGTTAGTAAGTGGTTAATACCATCTGTTTTATCTAAGTTTTCTCCAGATTCTGGAACATACATGCCTTCCAAAACTTCAAGTCTAAAGTTTTCAAACTCGGACGTACCAGTAGCAAAATTTATAGTTTTCATAGCTTCAGCATGCAACATGTATTGCTTGGCTAAGTTCTTTCTTTCTGCAACTTCCGTCAAATGATTCATAGTAACTGGATCGGCATGACTACCTAAAAATTTAGATAAGGTTATGCCATCAGCAAGTCTTGTTCTTGGATTTATATCAGTTTGAAATACTGGATTATACTTATGATCTGGTACAAAAACTGTCTTAAAGAAAAAATTAGTCTCGCCAGATTGTACTTTAAATCTCTTGACTAAACCATCTTGTGTACCAATGGATTCAGTTCCAATCATAGCATTTTTCTCAGGTCCAACTATTCTACCAAATTTTGCTGGTGTAGGAACAGCAAAATTCTTTGATATTAATCCTTCTGATACTATCGCTCCAGTAAATGTTTTATTTTTAAGATTATTTGGATCTCTTAATTTAGACCTAGCTTTTTCAGTAGAAAGTCTTACTGGAGAAACACCACCGTAATTTGCTGATAGATCTATAGTGTTAACAAAATCATCATTTGGATCTATTTGTATTCTTCTTATTCCTAAATCTGACTTGTTTAAAAGGTCTGTCATTATGGTAGTGTCAGGTTTTGTTGTGTTTTTATCAGTAGCAGTAGTTACAGTTGGAGTGCCACCTGATCCAGAAGGTCCTAGGGCCGCAGTTCCAGCTTTATTCGCTTCGTTAGCTTTTTCAGCTACTCCAGTTAAATCCCCATGAAATGTTGTTGCATGCATCGAAGTAGAATTAACTCTAGGGATGTGAGCTGTCTTTCCATAGTATACTATCTCATGACCGCCAATTGTTCCGCTGTCTCCAACAACTGATAAAGATGATGCATTAATAATAGCATTTTCAGTAGATATTATTACTCCATTTTCAGATGTTAATGTATATTCTGATTTTACGTTTTGCTCAAAAACGCCGTTAATATCTATTTCAAAATCGCCTTTAACAGTCGAAAATTTATTACCCATGATTGTTTCGGTTTGAGAGCCTTTTATACTTTCTGCTTTACTTCCTTTAATTGTCTTAGTGTGATTCTTTGTAACTTCTTGAGTATACGAACCTAATACCTCTTCATCAATTTCTCCAGCCACTTTAACAGAATAATTACCACCTACTTCTAGATTAAAGTCACCAGCAACTCTCATGCTTAAGTTGCCATTATATACTATCTCACCATCACCTTCAACTATTACTTTCTCGTCTGCTGCAGTAACTTTTATTGAGTTTTTTGTAGAACTTATAATTACACTTCCATCAGCTCTCATTTCTACGCCAGATCCTGTCTTATGACGTAACATTATTCTTTCACGGCCAAAAGTATCATCGTATTCTATAATGTGTCCAGAAGCAGTCTGTTTAACTTGATTCATAGTATAGTTAGAAGCTGGTTCTTCTTGAATTTCTAAGTCAACTCCTTTTGTTCCACCACCAAGATAAACACTCTTTGTATTGACACCTGTCGCTATGTTATTTACAGAACTTACTCCTACATAATCTGCTCTTGGAAATTTACCTGAAGGGTCGCTTCTTCCGTCATCAGGATCTTTAATAGAAGCAAATTCTGCAGGATCTATAAATAAGTCAGCGTTTTCTAGTTCTTTCCCCATTCTTTATCCTATGTGTCTATCTGATTCGCATTTTGTATTGCAGTTGCAGTTCTTTGTATTTGTGTATCCAGTTGTTGAGTTCCTTCTATGGCTGTATCTATATTATCTGCAAAAGCATTTAATTTAGTATCAAAGCCAACTACACTGGTATCAAGTAAATTTTTAGTATCACCGGCTGGCAAATCAATGGCTTTATTTAAATCTCTTAGCTTGTTATTAAAATCTTTTATAGCAAGAGGAGTGTCTGTCTTAAGTGCATTTTGTGCTGCTGCCAGATCATTTTTATATTTATCACTCTTGATCTTGTGTGCTGCTTCACGATTTATCTTGTTAAAGTCAAGAGAGAAAGTACCTGAATTAGAAGGTTTTAAAACTTTCTTTGGCTTAGTAATACACTGTGCCACTTTACTTGGCATTTCTGTAAAAGTAGATGGATCTTCGATAATAAATTGCCTTTTATGTTTTGCGTTTACTCTATCTTTTACGTTAAACCCCGGGCCCGTATACTCGTTATTCAGTTCTGAATCTGCGATAACTTCTCCACCTGGGAACACTTTAAAAAATTCATTGATAAACATATCAAAGGTTTTAAACTGTTCTTCGTTTACTGGTTTTGACTGTGTAGCTACAAAAGCTATTTTTAATCCACTTAAAGCAAACGGAGCATAATCTGGATTGCGTGTTTCATTTATTGGACGACCTCTTTCAAGATCACCATTTCTTTTAATAATATAATGAGGTTGTATTCCAAATAATTTAAATTTTCTATTAATTGTTTCTAGTGCTTTTTTTCCTGCATCAGTAGGACTAGAAGTAAGTCCGATCTCATTTTCTAAATTTTTCAAGTCAAACTTTTTACTAAGTTCATGTATTTTTTTAGCATTAGCTTTTTCTGGTGGACCGTCTAAGTGAGAAGTCCAACCTACTACTAAACACCTTATTGAATCTGACTCTTTTGATCTGGTTCTTGTTGAATTAGCTATCTCTAAATATAATTCTTCAGGAGAAGATACAGTTGTAAAAACATAATTAGGAGAAGTTTTATATCCAGCAAATCCACTTTGTACTGATGTTATATCAAAAACGCTACTTGGTTTAACGTTACTTGAAGTCGCTTCACCTTTACTTAAGTTTGATCTCACGTTTGTTTGAGCGTTTTTTATCAGACTAGTAAGATTATTAGATGGTATGTTTATGTTTGAAGCTTTAAGTTCTGCAAGTGTATCTCCAGCACTTGATGGATCTTGTATTACACTTCGTGCTTTACTTATCAAGTGTGCAAAAGCATTTTGTTTTGACCTGCCAATACCGCCAAGTAAAGAAGTTGGATCTAAAGTACTTCCGCAGTCATTTAAAGATTTTATCTTTTCTTTATATACAGTCTCTACTTCTCTGTTAGCTCTTAATTTAGGTTCTTTATCAGGTCTTAATACTTCTAAAGCTTTACTAGGATTTATAGATGAACCAGTTGAAAACTCTCTGATCTTTGACTCTGACTTAGTTGGAAATATTTTTTTAGCCGCATTTTTTATGGACGCAGGATTAAACTGAGTTGATATTCTTCTTAAAGCACCGTTTCCTGTACTAGATCTTTTTGTTATTGACGTTATTGCCGATATTTGAGTACTTACTTCTCTTACTCCGTCTCCAAAACTTCCAGTCGTCTTACAAAATAAAGTCTTATCAGTGAGCTTTTGAAATGGTTTTGCGAAGTCTTGAACAGCTTTTACTCCACCTACAGTTTGAAAATCTTTTACAGTAGATCCTTCTAAGCTTATCTTATCAGCTTGAAAATCTTCTGCCGAAGCCTGTAACTTTGCTCTAAAGCTGGCTAGTCCTAATGCAGCATCATGACCAATAACAGGAGTTATTTCTTCTATAGTTGATTGAATTTCATAAGACACATTAACATCTGGAAAAGTATTAAAAAATTCTATACTGCCGTTTCTTACGTCCCAGTTACCAGACTTATTTAAAGTAGTAAAAAAAGTCTTTCCTTCGTCTTTTGTAGTCACACTCGTTATATTAGGATTCTCGCCTGCGTCTTTAGGAAGGGCAAAAGTTTGACCTTTAAAAACTCTGCCTAATTTTAGTAATCCAGCCATTAAATAGCTCCTCTACCTAATTTTCTGTATTGTTCTTCAGCAAATTTTATTCTACCTTCATTATTAGCGTCTTGAGCTCTTGGTCTCTCGTACTTCTTACTAAATATCAAAGTAGCTTCTTTTACACTCTTTGCTCTTTTTAATTGTGATAATCCATAAAACTCTGGCTTTGTTTCTAATTCAAACTTTACAAACTGAACTTGAGCATAAAGAGATCTGTAATTTAATCCTAAGTTCTCAGAGTATTTTATAAGTTGACCAAGTCTGTTGCCAGCTTTCTTTTGTGGATTCCATTGCGCTATTCCAAATCCTCTTATAGTAACGCCTCCAACAACTGCCGTATCAGTTGATGATTGTGCTACAATATTTATGTCTCCATTTTTGTCTCTTCCAGCTTCCTGCAAAAAATTACCTATCATGCCACAAGTTGCTTCTTGAGAAAAAGATCCACCACTCTTTGATATAAAAAAATTAAATATCTTTTCGCAATTAGTAGTTCCTGCCATTTTTGAATCGTTATCAGCTAAGTTTGATCTAATACCAGCTGAAGAAGTTTGTGGACCTATTTGTTCTCCAAATCCTCCAAAAGCTATCAAAGCTGGATCTGTAGAAGCTTTATCAAATCCATCACCAATATCATTCTGCCTTGTTTCTATTTTTGGTATCGAACCTACAACTAAAGGAAGCTGAGAATTTTTACCATCTAAAAAAAAGCCAAAAACTTGAGCTCTTTCTTTAAGCTGCGAATTAGCACCTAGTCCAGAACTACCGCCTTCTGTATTTGGTATAACAACTTGTGCCCAAGGTAAGTCGTCATTAGCTATCAATCTTGTATCTTCGCTATGTACACCGTGTATTCTTACTTTTACTCTATCTAGTCTAAGTGGATCGTTAATATCCACAACTGTTCCAATAAACCACCTAGTAGTATCTCCGTAATAACCTTGCATTAAAATGTAACCTCGTCTCCAAAAGATGCGAGCTTTCCGCATAGTAACACTGAATCAAATCTTTCATATTTAATCACATGCTTAGCCCCACATATTATATAGTCTCCTGATTTTTTAGTGTCTATTATAGGACGGTTTTCTCCGCGTTCTTGTGTATTATCTAAAAATATTATTCTAATAACTTGCCCTATAGAATAATTAGCATCTCCAGTTATAAATTCTCTTCCATTGACTGTTATCGATATCGGAGCTTTTGCTAAAAAGTTTTGCAAGGCTTTTCCAATTATCTTTCTTTTATGCTCACTTGCTTTATCAAAATCATTATAGCTTCTAAAATCTGTACTTCCTTGTTTATAGGCTCCTGTAGAAGATATTTCTGATATTACAGTTGAATTATAACTTGATATTTTTTTATCTTTAACAGCGTACTCTGGACCATACACAAACTTTTTATTGTCTCCACCTAGTATATTTTCTTGTGCTAAGTTAAAAAAAACATCATCGTCAACTCTAAAGTCTACTTTCTTAGTTGTCCCTGTCATAGTGTCTATAAACTTATATTGCGAGCCAACTAGACCATCTCTAATTAATTTTAAAAGATTGTCGCTTTTCTCATAAGCAAATTCTTGTATGGCATAAAATCTTTGTACAGAAGTTGGAGATACTTGTACACTCGGCGCGTACACGTACGGAGCTGCAGCGTTTATAGGTTTTTGAGTTAGCATAGATCCAAGATCTTTTAACATGATTTTATTCAAGGCCAAAGTAGAATAAAGATAAAAAGGAGTTCCTGTAGAACTATTCGTTCTATTCTTTAACCATAAACAAGCTTCTAGTGGATGCAAGTTAGGAACTACAACTTTCATGTTGGAAATAGCGTCATCGCCGTCTACTTCTACCATTTTTCCTAAGTATTCATCGCATATCTTTGATATCATCACAGAAGGTTTGCCGGTGTAAGCTCTACTAATATTTTGTACTGATGATTCAAAAGTATGATATTCTATACAATGCGCAAATATTGCTTCGTTTCTTTCGTCCGTTTTGACTACTTTTTTAATATAATCTATCAAAAATTCTTTTTCAATTTCAAAACCATCGAGTTTATTTTCACTATGAACCATAGTGATCGTAAGCTTTTCACCACCTTGAAAGTCAATGTCTTGAAGTATATTTTCTTGATCTAAGAATAATATATCTGCAGTAATATATGGCTTGCCGATGTGCTCGTAAATAGTAATATCTGTTATTACTTTAGCAATGTCAACTCTATTAGTCTCACTTAATCTATCATTTGATATAACTGCAGACGTAATTAAAACATCTGTTTGATTGCTAGCAATCCCTTGTGCCATGTTATTCTCTTATCGCTTGTTTATAACTAGAAACTAAAGTACCTATTAACGAAGGCTTTACAACTCTTATAGTTCTTAAACTTTCGTTGACGTTAAATTCTACTTCTTCATTAGTTCTTTCAGTAAGTAATACGCCGGGAGCGTTAAAAGGATCTACGTCTACTATCTCTGAATCTGCATTAACATAATGTCTAGCAGCTAAATATTCTTTGACACTGGAAACCGAAGTTACAGTTTCAACTATGCCTGAAGAATTTGTCGATGATAACAACTCTCCATCAGACTTAAAAGACACATTCCCATTTATGACTATCTGTCCTAAGTTTAAATTTCTTCGAAGTATAACTCCACTAGCGCCTGATGTACCACCTGTAATTGTTTGCCCAGGTTTAAATTTAGCAGAAATATTTTCACGAGTAGTAATCACTGTATTTGGATAGTGCTTTTTCACGTATACGTCTAGTTCTCCTCTTGTTAAAGGCCAACCTTGTTCTCTTATATCATCGTTTAACAAGTAAAAAGTCCAGTAATATAAGGGAGAATCATAAAGCTGTATTGACACTTGATCTGCTCTAAATCCTTCTTGGATAGTATGAAAAGTAAGAAAGGATATGTTGTCTTTAACTTGATCTATAACATCTGCATATCGCGCGATATCTTGAAATATTACTGGATCATCTTCATTTCCAAATTTATATAGTAGTGTATTGAAGTCTTTAAAATATAACATTAAAATCCTCTATCTCTTACGTCTTGTTTATTAAGTGTCTTGTACTCTATAAAGCTCAGTGTTAGATCTATTTCATTAGGTTGACCATCTCTCTTAAATGTTCCACCTGTAGGATTAATAGTATGACTAACATTTCTTAAGTAACAATATTGCAACTTTGGTAACTTTTTATTTTGTGAGTTCTTATAGTTAAAGCTAATTTGAAACACGTTTGGAAACTTGTATCCTAAGTCTGCACTAGTTCCTGTACTTCCTATCGGTAAGTTGTAAGTGTCTGGATACATCTCGCTTCTAAAATGTTTTATTATATTTTGTACAGTAGCGGCTTCTTGAGCTGATTCTGCTATCATCTTAAACTGAAAAGTAAATTCTCTTAAAGCAACTCCTCTAAATAGAGCTCTTATGTTTGGATTTATTATTGTTCTATTTTGAAGAGTTAAAGCATTTCTGATACCTTGACTAAAAATTGCTCCACTTACGTCTATTGCTCTTGCAGCAGCTATTCTTGCGGCTCCCTCACTTAACTGTTTGTTTCCTAAAAAAGCGTCAAAAGTAGAAGTTGCACCTGTTTTAAAAGATTGAAGTGTACTTTCTAAAACACCTGCTCCTGCTTCAGCAAAGCCAGTAGCGGCTGCGCCAAGAGCTCCAAGAGATGCGTTTTCATATTGTGCCGTGTCCACGTAAGCAAAACTAAGTGGAAAGTACATGTCTACTATTGGTGAACTCTTTACTGGCTGAAATGTAAATCCTCCAGAAATAGAACTAGTAGCAGCTTTTACCGCATTCATTTTAGCAATTTCATCTAATTTAGCTTTTCCAAGATTAATTAGTTGATCGGTTTTACCTGATAACGTAGTAGGTTGCTGTGTTCTGCTAACATTAGCATCGTCTAGTCCTCCTGTAAATAGATTATCCGCAATTCCTGAGCTTGTGGTAGTTGGACCTACTGATTGTGCTGCACCGTAGGTATCATCAAAATACTGTGCAGGATTTGCTTTCTTGGTGTTATCGATTGGAGATTCTGATAAATGAGACTTTTGAGAAGATCCATCTTGTTTAGGTTGAAGCGAAAACATTCTAAAAGAAACTCTTGCCTGATAAGCCGGATTACCAGTTTCCATTGGATAAGATAGCTTTTCACCAGACCCTCTTATTATTTGAGAAGCAGTTAATACATCGTTAAAAGCTTGAGACGTATTGCTATTAGTAACACTCTTAACAAACTGTCGTCCAAATTCAATCGATTGACTTCCATCAACTATGGAAGGATTAATCTCTCCACTTGCATCTCTCTTTAATGCTGCTGTAGGTATTCCTGTTAATCCGATATCTGACATGTTTTTTCCTTATACATATATTAAAGATTTATTTTTCTATTTATAACAAAAACCATGGTATACTCAGGCAAATATTCAATCAAAAATCCTAGTAAGTACAGTGGAGATTCCTCTAATATAGTATATAGGTCTCTATGGGAGAAGGCTGTTTTTCAATGGTGTGATAAGAATCCAAAGGTTAAGAAGTGGAGTTCTGAAGAAGTTATTGTTCCATACTTTTATGAAGTTGATAAAAAATATCACAGATATTTTGTTGACATGAAAATAACGTATGAAGATAATAAGACAGTGTTAGTTGAAATTAAGCCAGAAAGAGAAACTATTCCTCCTACAGGAGAAAGAAGAACAAAGAGATATATCACTGAAGGATTAACATATATTAAAAATATGAACAAGTGGGAAGCGGCAAATGAATATGCGAAAGATAGAGGATGGGAGTTTCAAGTATGGACTGAAAAGACTTTACAAGAGATGAAGCTCATGAAGAAGCCTGTCCCCGGTAAACTTAAATCATTGCCACAGCTTAAACCATTTAGACGTAAAAAACGCAGAAAAAAGTTATAAATAGAATCATGAGTAATCTATTTCAAAAACTTGAACTTGAAGCTTTTAGAAAAGGTAT